CTATTTGGTTATTGGGTCTAGCCTGCTTTTTTGGCCGTCGGCTTCTGATGCTTTGCCGCTGAAGTCTCCTGCTTGTTCTGGTGCTTGCGTTTTAGCAGGGCCAGCGGCAACACCCGGATGTGTGTGGCTGGCACAAACATTAGCTAGTGCGCTGACTGTTGCCATTAGCTCTGATAATAATTTAAGTACGTTCTCGCCGTCGCTGCCTATCCATGTTTTTGGGCTTTTATGCTCTTGCTCTGTACTTGCTGTTACTTTGTGGGTTTCGCATTCTAACTGTGCTAACTCTGTTGCTATTACTTTACGGGTTTTACATTCAAGCTGGGCAAGGTCGCCGATGATGTCTTTTAGTGACTTATCTGTTTTGTTTTCAAAGTTGCCTTGATCATCAATGTACTGATAAACACCATCACGTACTTGTGTGCGGGTTTCGCCTTCTTTGATTGCTGGTAGGTCCCAGCCAAATGGTAGCACTGTTCTAATGAATGGCTTATCGGCTCGGCCATAGGCAAAGCCAATTTCTACAATGGAATTAATAGCCGGTGGTTCTAGTCGACCTGCTTTATCGCCTGCGCCTGGTAGTGGTAATGGCACGGCTTGAAGTGGTTTTGATTTAGTATCTGTGCCGTTTTCGTCAATGAGTTGTACGTCTACGGCATAGCGTGGGTAAAATGGGTCGCTGCCGCGTTCGCCGTCTTCTGTTGGCAGTTCTGGCAATGCAACTACTCTGCCCCAACGTGGTAAATGCAACTGGCCTGTTAGTTCTGGGAATAGCCGGCGCACAATTCTTAATATTGCTTTTTCCATGATCACCAACTTATTTGCATGTTTGTGCCTTTGAACTCAACGGCGGTTATGCGTTCATCATTGGCGGTTACGTTTGGGCGTATCATTGGGGCTGCGGGCATTGTTGCGGTTTTTCCTGCTTGATGATCAGTCATTAGGCCGATAGCGATTTGGACTGGTTTATCTGCCCAAAACGAATCGACATAACTGCCCACGTAAACTTTACCGTTTCCTTGTTGATACCACACAAAATCCTCAATCTTAAACGCGCGGCCTATGTTGTTTAACATGGCATAACCTGAGCAATCAGAGTAAAAACAGGGTATGGCTGTATCAGCATAAGCGGCGCTTGGTATTACAAACTCTATACCTGTTTGTGCTGTTATCTCGTCAAGCACTTGGCGCATAGTTGGATGACGTAGCATTACACTTAAGTTATACGCTAGTGATGCTGACCACTCGCGGCAAAATAGTGTGTACCAGCCATTAATCGATGGCATTGCACGTTCAACATAGCCATTAAAAACGCGGTCAACCATATCGCCCCAGCCAAGGTCGACTTTAACCGGTGCAAGCTTATCTGCTTTTTGATTAACCGTAATTTGGCATGTACCAGGCGTTGATGATTGCAGCACCACCCAATGCTCCTTCATATCAACTTTTTCATCGTTGATATAAGCGCGGGCAATAAAACGAGCGTTTGGGTTTGCCATTAAGTTGTTCTCAACGCTGCAAAGTTATCTGTTAAATGCTGGTTAATATTCGCATATTGAATACCGCTATCACCGCCTTGCACATTGGCCGTTGCATCGGGCGTACGTTCTTCCACTTTTTGTGGCACTGATCTGTATTCTGCAAGGGTAAAACTCACCGCCCATTGGCGTGTTGTTTCTTGCTCAACTGCTTCAATTTTGCTGCTAAAACGCACTTGTTTAACACCCAGCGCCGTGGCCGTTTGGTTGCTTATACGGTAAATAACCCGCGCACCGCTTTCAGTTGCTTCAGCCATGGTAAATAAGTTTGCTAACAGCTCGCCTTGTTTGAATGGCAACAAACCAGACACCGTCAGCATTTTAGCTTTAGTGCCCGTTTCTGCGGTGTCAGTGTTTGAGGTTTGCCCGCTTGCATCTTCGCTGGCAAGCTCTTGGCTTGCCGTGATGCGGAGTGACTTAAGGGCTATTGATGTAGAGTTAAGGTTAAGCATTATTTTACCTATTTAACTTTGTGTTAAATAACTACCAGTTACAATGATTTGAGAGTCATCAGCAAGGTTTTCATCTGTTGCAGCTATTGTTCCTGTCTCTGATGGTATTTGTAAACGCATTTGTCCTAACGCTGAAATACTTCCAACAGCCTTCATTCCTCTAGCATTAACTACATTTATGCATATTGTTTCAAAAGGAGTAACATTACCACTATTTGAAAATCCTGGCATATCAATTGTAACAGTACCACTCGCCCATCCTTTGCTTGATAGTCTTATGTGGATAGTAAATGTAACGACCCTGTTATTTTTAGTTAACTTTCCAACCCTTTCATTATATGTAATACCCGCTTCTGTGTTATTAATCCTAAGCACAGGTATAAACTCGACTATTTCAGGCTCAGGCTCTATTACCTCCTTTACATATTCTGAAACTCTGCTAATTCTTTTATAAAAAAAGCGATTATAAGTTTTAGCCTTATCATTAAGCTCCCAATTTACTCGTTCCCCGTCTACTTCAGCAAGCGCAGGCATACCAATAATGATTGGTTTTGCTCCAATTGCCATAATTTTACCAATTAGTAGATTATAATATCGTTCAAATTGATCCAAAGAGTTCGGCTCAAAAATAGCACTAATAGGTCTATATGAGTCATTCGTACCTGTATTAATAATTACAAAATCAGGTTTATAAGGAGCTATATCAGTATCAAATCTTTCATAAATTTCATTTACTTTTTCCCCACCAACCCCGCTATTTATAATTGTAGCGAGTGGCAATTCTAAGGCTAATTGAGTTAATATAGATTCTCGTTGTAAATCTGACGAATCACCAGATATCCAACTATCACCTGCACCTACAACTATACAAGGTTTTGTTTTATCGATAACAGGCCTAGTGTTTGCGCTTCTTATTTCATAAACATCAATCTGATCAATAATTATTGATGTTTGTGCTGTTACTCCATCGACTGCAACCACTTGCAATTTAACTTCATTAGTTCGTCCTGATAGTTTCACTGGATATTTATAAAATGCCATATTTTTCAAATTAGACTTTTCTACAGTGATTGACGTTTGCACAAAACCATCAGTATCAATAACTCTTACTTCTATATCAACATTAGGGTTTCTTGACATCAAGGCAATTGATATAACTGCATCAGTGACCCCATAGGTTTTAAATTCTGGTAGATCTGCGCCAAACCCATTCACAGATCCACTAATGAATAGCGCCCTACCTATCATTGACTCAACTGGTTTGTTAATTGATCCTTGAGATATATTTAATTCATCTATGTACGCAATTGTTCCGCTACCAATCCCCGCAGCTCTATCGTTTGCATTAGTAGGATTGCTATCAAACTGGCTAAAATAAAGTCTCCCTGCGTTAGGGAGCATCATTTCATTTTCTGGTGACAACGCTATTTTTTGCGCTAGCATTCTCATGTAAAACTTTCCTGGATGCGGTTGGTTATACCACAACCTTTCTACTTTACATTTACCACCCTCTGTTGGATATTTAATCCCGCGTGTAATACCTATCGAGTTTTCTGAAACTGAACTCACAAAATATGATTCATACAAACCAACTGTTGAGTGATAAACTACTACTCTAGATCCTGGCATTATATTGTCAGTATTATCGACAGAAAAAACAGATGAACCCACCTCATTTGATGAGTTTATATAACGTTCAGTCGCTATATTTGGTGACTCACTCGCTAACATTCCCCGCCCACCAAAAAATGAAACAAACTGCTCTAACATAACAGGTGATATGTTAGTCCGTTCAATATATTCAGAGCTTTCGACTATTCTATTTACCTCTTTACCTCCAATTATTTCTTTTGATCCCTCCGCTGCAAGATTATCGAATTTTTCTTCTACCTTACTAAGCCCTCTTAAGTCCTCAATATCATCAACACCGTTTATCACAGCAATTTTTAGCATAAAGTGCTGTTTTCCGCTTTCATCAACATAGTTTGATTTGCTCTGTTCAGTCATCACTATATCGTGTTGGGGCTTCCAAGTACTTGATGCATCGCCGTCAATCCATGCATCTATGTAAACATTCTGAGGATATGATTCAGCAGTTAAATAAACATGCTCCTTTAATTCAACGCGTAGTCCATACACATAACCGAAACCAGAATTTATAACGTAAGTGTCACTTAAATAGTGAAATGGCTGAAAGTTAATCCCTGTAAACCAGTTATCACCGTTCATTTCACGGGCTAATTGTTGGTGTAAGATGTCCATCCCAGCTAAACGAGCAGTAAAATCTAGCTGCCATGTTTGCGCGTCTACCGTTATATCTGTAAGTGCTGCAATGCCTGAATACTGAATACCAAAGTTACGGTTTAATGTATTGCCTGCCGCGCCACCAACTGTCGTGGTTTTATTTACTGTTGGTATGTGTTGCACCGCAATTAACGTTTGATGCACTGATGAATAAAGGCCGACCCAGTTAAATTCAAACGGGCCTGTAATGCTTTCAAGCACTGTTGAGTAAACCACAATGTTGTCGTTAATTTTGCCTTTTTGCTGTATTGCTTGCGTGTGTACTCGCTGCGCGACTGGTGGTAAACCTTCGTTACGATCAATCGCTGTTGTTGGGTCTTGCCCTGGCACGTTCGCAAAAATAAACGTATCAATATCTAGCGCTTGGTTAAGCTGTGCTTGAGTTGCAAAAAGTTTTTCGCCTGCAAAAGTAATATCTTGAGCCATGGTTAATTCTCCGTTGAAATTTTAGCAATGACAAAATCACTGTGATGATCAAATGTCACAAAGCCGCCAAGCGGCATCAAATTAGTATTCGCTTTTGCTACAGCAAAATCGTTTTCGTTATCAAAACTGGTTAGCCGGTGTTGCATATCAAACTTTGCTATTGTGTCGTACTGATAGCGCCGTGTTGTACGGCCATATTGGCGGCATATATAATCAATTAAACCGTCTCGCTCTGCTAAATCTGCATCCAGTATTTGCAGGCTTACAACATCCCAATCAACATTGTTTAAGCGCTCATCAATGGTTACCCAAGGCATACCGAGTTTTTCAAACATTTCAATCCAACCCACTTTGCTGCCCGCGCCTTTGGCGAATTGCAGGGCGAACTTAACGCGAATACGGTAGGTTTGTTCGGTCTCGTTGGGTATTTGGGTTATGTCGCGTTCCCACGCTAGTAGGTGCACTAGCTCAAGTTCGGCGGTCATTGGGTCGAGTTGTTTAGCAGGCCATGCGAGCATGTCACTTACGCGGTGCCAAAACCTCACTGCACCTTTGCGTAACTTATCTAGCTCACTTGCTGGGCGAGCTAGCCAGTACGGCATTTTGGTTAGTGCTTGCCAGTCAATGTTCATACATCGTTACCGTTTTCAATGGTGAGTGCGGTTAAACGTGGCACGTTGTTTTGGCTCGTAATATCGGTTTGTTGCCAGCTTAGTGAGTCGATGCCCGCAAACTCTTTGTGTAGCTCTTGGCCTAAGCGGCTAAAGCTAAAGCGGCTATTTGGTTTGGTGCGGGTTACTGTGTAATCGGTGTTTTCTCTAAACGCGCTGCGGATAAAGTTTTCAACGTTGGTCAGTAGCGCGGTTACCTCTTCATCAAGCAAGTAAACATGTGGGTAAACCGTCAGGCCTACGCTTACATCAACACCCGGCATGGCTAGCACTAATAAATCATCGCCGTGGCCGTGGTAGCCTTTTGCCATTACATAATCGTTTAGGTCATCAATTAGGGTTTTGCTTGGCATGCCTGTGTCTAACAAAATAAATGCGTTGGCTGTGCCTGGACCACGTGGCGCATCGTGTTCAAAATAAATATTGTCGGTGTCTAGGCCGCTGCGTTCGGTGAGCATTGCGCGGTAAACGGCGTCAATGTGCCAAGGGGCTGCGGCGGTAAATGCGTTGCGGGTGCGTAGTTTTAAATCTTGGTTAGATTCTGCATCTGCGCCGAGTACGTCTATCCAGTCGTCATCGTTAATGGCGCTGCCAATACCTGTGATCGCCTCTGGTAAAATATGGTAATAGCCTGCGCCAAGGTTGTAGGCCGCACCTGCGTTTTCGGCAATTACGGGTATTAATACGCTGGCTTGGTTTTCTGGCAATATTACGTCATCAACGGTTAGCACTCGGTAAACCGTGCCGTTGATTGCATCGGTTTGTATTACTGTGCCTGCGCTAATCAGTAAGCTTGGGCCCGTGCTGGCTGCGCGGTTAAAGCGTACTTTGCCTTGGGTTCGTTCTTCAGTTTTGCGGGTTAAGTCGTGCTCCCATGCTTTGGCTTCAATAAAGTCACTATCTGTGGCTGTTTGCAAAAATAGGTTTGGGAGTATTTTTTCGATTAGTACTTTATTGACGACCCAGTTAGCCGGCTTTGCAACAATGGCCGTGATCAAACGCCAAAAAGGTGAGTAAGGCGAGTCGTTAGCAATTAAACCGCCTTCGGCTTCTACGTCTTGTTTAAATAAAACTTTCCAACCGTCTTCGGTTGTTGGAATGCCTGCGTTTTCTACAATGCGTTTAAAGTCGATTATTGGTGTTTCGTCAGCCATTATTGCGCCCCTGTGATCAACGATGATATTTCACCGAATTCTATTGTTTGGGCAAATACCCACCATTGGCCTTTTTGATTTTGGTTTTGTTCAACTTTTACGGTGCCTGGCATAATGCGTACATCGTCTTCAACTAATAATTTGATTTTGGTTTGGGTGTCTTGGGTTACGCCCGTTCCTCGGTCGCTAACTAATAAGTTTGCAAGGCCGGTGTCTAAAATTGCGTGCACTATGTCTTGGGCGATTACGTCACGATCGGTTAAATACGTGGGGTTGTTGCCTGCATCTAGTACTACATCACCGTTTTTTATGTGTAGGTCGCGGTAAATACTCATGAGTGCATCTCAACAAGATTTGCAAAGTTGGTTTCGCCTTTGGCTGGATAAACATTAACAGTGCCCACATGGGTTGATTTTTGTTGGTTAGCGTTGCTGATTTGCTGCGTGATACCCCCGCGCTCAACACGGCTTTTAACGGGTGCTATAGCGTAAATACTTGGTATGCTCGCATGATATGGTGAAGGCATATCTCTGCCTGTGTATTGCTTTGCTATATTTGCATTTACATCAATATCTAAATCTTCAAATCCAAATAGCTCACTAAATAAACCGATTGCATCTTTAACTAAATTTATCGCTCCCGTGAGTATTTCAATGAAAAACTGTATCGGCATCAGCATTAAATTAAAAATAAACCCGATAATGCTACCAAATGTTTTACCTGCTTCCGCGAACCCGGCTAGCTCGTCAGAACTAAACCCTAACTGCTCACCAACCCAAGAAAACATCCCCCCTAGCGAATCTAGTAATCCTGAAAACGCACTTATTACAGGCGCAAAACTCTCTGTAAATCCATCCCAAAAACCACCAAAAAAGGCCTTTATTGGTTTCCAGTATTTATAAACAGCAACGGCTAATAATCCAACGGCCGCTATTATCAATGTGATTGGCAATACTGCTGCCGCCAAAGATGCAACAAAAGACCATGTTGAAACAGCCGCCCCTCTCATTACAGCGCTTAATGCAGGTAAGTAGCCGCCTGTAAAAGTGGCAATAGTATTAAATCGTGTTAATGCTAACCGTGCTCTATCTACGGCATTCCCGTATAACGTTGTTACTAATTGGCTTACAGCCATTGCTTTATTTTTTACCCACAATTTTGAGTAATATGAAATTGTTGTAAATGTCAGCCATGACAGTCCTGTTCGTATACCTGTTAATACTGCCATGTAACCGCTGCCAATGCCTACGGCAGTTCCTAGCACTAGATTCCACGTAGTCATTGCCATGGTTGAGGCTCCCATAACAACTGAAACCAACCCGCCTGCCGCAACTAAACCGAGTATTCCCACAAAGGCGTAACCAAGCCATTTAGTTAGTTCTGGAAATTCTTCCGTAAAGTTAATAACGCTGGTTCCCATATCTGCAATTTTTCCAACAAAGTCATTAAAGGCTGGGAGTATTACCGACCCAAGTGCCGCGCGTATTACGTACCAGCTAGCACTTAGTCGCTCGCTTTGGTCGGTCATATCCATTGCCATTTTTTCAGCCCTTTCCATGCCTGTTACTTGGCCTAACTCATTAATGGAGTCGCTCAAACCATCAATTTTTGGCATGAGTAGATCAATCAAGGCGGTGGCATTTTTAGAGCCAAACGCCTTTGCGAGCTGGTCGCCTTCGGCTACGTCGATTACATCGCCAAACTTGCCTTTAATCTCACTGAGAATATTAACCATCGGTAACATGCGCCCAGCGCTGTCGGTAAACTCAAGCCCTAATGCACTTTGTGCTTTACCCACTCCCGCTAAGAAAGAGGCATATTTAGTACCCGCCTCACTGCCCGACATGGTCGCTTGCAATGTGCCCAGCACGGCCATTTGTTCGCTAATATCAATTCCCTTTGCTGCCGCTGCTCCACCTATTGAAGTGAACGCCGCTGACATTTCAGTACCCGTGGTTTTAAACGCTTGTACTGCGGTTGCCGTCATGCCAGTAACTTGCTCTACCCACTTGCTTTTACCCATGCCGTTGGCTTGGGTTTCAAAAATACCGTACATGGTGCCCATGTAATTGGTGATTGTTGCGGCATCTGATTTAGTGGCTGCTGCTAGTACGTTACTCGACATGGTAAACGCTGATAAGTCAGCATCATTTAGCCCTGCAATGGCGCTTTGTATGTCGTAACTTGAGCTTACAAATTCAGTTGCCGATTTACCGTATTTAAGGGCGTATTCGTAAGAGCTATCAGTAAGTTGTTTTAATGCAGATTCACGCACGCCTAGCGATTTAACTTCGCCTAATACGCGGTCCATTTCAATGGCTGGCATAAGTGCGTTTTGTAATGCATAACCGCTGGCAGCAATGCCCGCAACGCCCGACGCCATTTTCATGGTGCCGCGTTGGTAGTCATTGGTTAAGCCGTTTAGGCTGTGGCTTATTTTGGCGATCGGTTTAGTGATCTGGTCAATAAGCCCAACGGTAAACATTAGCTGTTGCATACTCATTACTTGCCCCCGAACGCCTTACATACTGCATTGGTTATTATGTTTTCTAGGTTTTCGCGCTGGCTTTTATACAACCAACCAGCGCGGGCTAGGTTTTGCTCGTCGTCTTGCTCATGTGGCAAAAAGTGACGGCGTAAAATAAACAGTTGTTCAAGCTGATTCGAATCTATTGAATCAATCAGCCCCTCTATTTTTTTACTGCAATTTCCAGCACTGGCGAAAACTCAGTTTTAAGCATTGACGCTATTTGCAGCTCTGAACCTGGCGAACCTTCAATTACTTTTTTTAGGTCGTCTTTTTGGCTGTTATCAATAGTGCGCATTACCATATTGTGTGACGCTGCTGTCATTGAGCCGCCGCGGGCTACTGCGTCAACAAAGTCGCTGTGGTCTTGCACTGTCATGTTGAATTTAAAATCAGTGCCCGCGATAGTTAGTTCAATTGCTTGTTTCATGCTGTTTCCTTAGTGGATTTAGTTAATAGTTTTTCGATTGATTCAAATCCCTTTTCCATTTGCCGTTCCATACGATCGCCTAATTCTTTTACATCTGTTTTTGTTGCGTAATTCTCTGCAACATGGGTTTTGTGATCGCTTAATTCATTACGTGTTCTGTGCATTACACTGTTCAAGTAAGCGACCAACGGCACAACAATGGTTAGTACTACACCCACCAAACCGATGATCACTGTTAGCCAGTTTGTTAAGGTCATTTAGCTACTCCTTTAATTTTTTCGATTGTCCTTAAGCTTGCAAGGCCAAGTAATGCGAGCGTTAATTCCATCATTACATCGGTTGGCAGTTCTGGCGTTCCGGCGTCAGGCCAAATCCATTGCAAAATTGGGTTTATTAAAAAGGTGAATAAAAAGCCAAAGCCGCACACCCACAGTAAAAATGGGCGAGCACCTGCTACAAATGTTGAGCGGTGTTGTGCTGCATGAGTATTAGCTAGCGCTTGCATTAACAGGGGTTTTTGCTTAATTTCTGCTAAATCATTGCTTAGCTGCTGGCGTTCTTCGTCTGATGTGAATAACGCATCGCCCGCTTTGCCAATCGCTTCAATTGGGTTGCCACCCACTAAACTTGAAAACCAGCCCATGATCAGTGCCTCGCTTTTTGTAAATAACGTGCTTCACGCCAGCGGCGTGTTGTGTATCGGTCGCCAAAATCAACCAGTTCATCAATCATGGCTTGTGTGTTTTGAGTGATGGCCGTGCGCCAAAAGTTAGGGCAACGCTTTGCTAAATCGCCATACTGAAACGCCACCGATGCAATCACGGTTTGCATGGGTTCTGGCAGTTGTTCAAACTTGATGGCTGAATGTTGGTTATACTTTTCAGCTACGCGAGTAATTGACTCAAACTTGATGCACTGATCAATCAACTGCGCTTCATCTTTGGTTACTTTTAACGGCATTAGCTTAAGCATCATTGCGGCATGTTTGCCGTGTTGCTCGCAATATGGCAATAACTTTTCAACTAATGCAGGTTGCGCAGGGAACATACGGTTCAAGTCTTCGCGTGAGCGCTGGCCAATATCAAAGCCGGTGGCTATGGTTACCCCAGATTTTGAATTGGCTGCATCTGGCACATAGCCCACCAATTGCGCGCCGCCTTCAAGTTCTGAAATAAAGCTGTAATTCACTTTGATATTGTTCATTTTGCTACTCGCTTAACGATTGGCACGGTACACAGCGCTGCACACCTGCAATGGCTTGTTGCCGCGCTTTGGGTATTGGGTCGCCGCAATCAATGCATTCCGTTGCACTGATCACGCGGCTGTTTTTAAGTCCATTTAGGCGCTGATCAATAAACCGCTGATCGGCGCGTTCCTGTGCAATAACTAGGTGGTCGATAAAGTCCATCTACTCGCACCCTATTGCACTATGTTTTCAATTTCTTCGGGGCGCAGGTATGGCACACCGTTGATTTTGACAAAGTCTGGGTCGGTTACATCAAACGGGATTTTAAACAAGCTGGCTTGCCCGCCTTTTTTGTCGATGTCTAAAATGTCACTGAGCTTAATGCGGCAACCAAACGCCTCTACCTTCATTTCGTCTTTGCTGGTTTTGGCATAAAACATGATGTCGAAGGTATCCATTGCGCGCCACGCGCCTGCACTTTTAGCCGCGTCTGAAATTAAAGCAAAGTTACTGGCGTTTACTGACAGCTCACCACTGGCCGATACATCACCATCAACAAAACCATCCGGCACACCGCCTGATTGGCTTACTGCACTGTTGTCGGTAATGCTTAGGGTTGCCGTGTCAACTTGAATCATTGTGTCACCCAAGTTCACGTTAAAATTCATTCCTGATAAACGCATGGCTATTCTCCTTTACTGCTTAGATCAAGCATGATGTTGACGGTAATTTCTTTCGGGCTGTTGTACGGGCGCAGTATTAAGTAAATCACTACGCTTTTATTGCTGGTCCATACAATGGTTACATCGCCTTCAATCGGCGGGGTAATTTCACCAGGGAACATGGTGCCGTTAATGGTGGTGCTTTTACTCATGTTGCGCAGCGGCTTCATAAAGTAGGCTTTGTTTAACTCAATGCTGTTGGGCGTTGAGTTAAGAGTGCGGTTTGCTACACGGCGAATGGCAAGCACCCGCACTTCTCGGCTGGCTTTGTGCACTGGCCGTAGATGTTCAAGGTATTGATAGTCACCGCCTGCGGCATCAAGCGTTTGGGCGTCACTCCAGTAAATGCCCTCAAAATCGCTGTACCACTGCGGCACACTCATACGTGCATTTGCTAACGTTTCAAGTGTGGCAAGTGATAGCGGTTCGCCGTTGGTGTCAACCGGTGCATCGCCTAGGCCAAGCACACTGCCTGTTGCTACGCGCATTGGGCTGTCTGCAATGCTTACGCTGCGGTCACATAATCGCCCTGCTAATACGCCCATATTATTACCGTGTAATTGTGGTACTGGCACGACTAAGTGCGCGGCAATGCCAGCTTGCAGGGCAACGGTTGCGGCTTCATAGGCTGACCATGTTTGTGTTGCAACGTCGATACCTGGCAACGCAACTAAGCTTGATACAAAACGGCCTAATGTTGCTTGCAGTGATGTTAGGTGATCATGAATATCAGTAAGGCCACCGCTGGTGTTTTGCTCGTCACATACAATAACCATTTCAAAACTTTGCACTTCGTTGGCGCGGTCGATTGCATCAATGATTGTTTCATCGTCAGCGAGTGGGTAAACCGCTGCTGTCCAGTTTTGGCCTGCATTAAGCTGGGCTGCAATGAGCTGATCACGCAGTGGGCTATCAGCAAACGATTCTTCAAGATCAGTTTGTGCGCCTACGCTATAAAGCTGGCTTTCTTCGTCTACTGAACCCGCGCGGCCGATAAACAAGAAGTGTCGTTCAACACCTTGGATGTCGCCTTGCCCTAAATTCAGATTGTTAACTTGCACTTTACCTAGTGACATGGGTTTATCCTCGTTTATTGAGTTGGTTTAAAATGGTTGCTAGCTGTGCTTGCACGTTGGCGCTGCTGTCGCCTAAAAACGGGCGGGCTTTTACGGGTATTTGCCAGCTATTGCGCTTAGTTTTATTGCGCAATTGACTTAACACTGCCCCAGCCCTTCCTTGTGTAAATGTTTCTTGAACTTCTTTAATTAGAGGCTTTCTGAACCCTTTCCCTTTTTTCTTAGGAACTTTAACCCCTTCAGCTATTAAGGCTTTTGCCTGACCTTTAGTCGCTGGTGCGTCATAATCAGGTTTGCCATGTATGCGTGCCATGCGGTTCGCTGTCATTTTTTCGGCAATGCCTTCTTGGTGTCGCGCTGCAATTCGCCCTGTAAGTTTGTTTTTATGTTTTAGCTCTAAGCGATTGCTTGCTTTCACATAGGGTTCTAGCGTCTTGCCCAGCTTAGCCAGCATTTTTTTACTGCTTCCATCTTCTCGGCTGGCAAACTTTCTACCCTGAACGGTTGTTTGGCTTTTTATTCTGTCTCTTGCTAGAGTTCTCTCGTACCTACCAAGTTGTTTTAATACCTTGGTTCTTTTTTTTGCAGGCAATGAAGCAAGCTGTAATTGCTGTTTTATACTGAGCGCTTGTTTACTGTTTGGGGTGATCACTAAACTCATGATTGCCCCTTAACATCTACGTCAACGTTTTCGGCTATGCTGATTGGTGCTAGCGATACGTGATAACGCGCGCCGTTAAATAAAATAGGCCCGTTGTCGTTGGGTATTAATTCGATGTCGTCAATCAGTTGCACGTCAATCATGATGGTTGCGTCATCACTGCTTACAACGTCAATTTCAATTGCTGGGTCATCTAGCCCAAAGTTGCCGCGTTCCCAGTCGCTGTCGATTAAAAACGCGCTGATCAACGCAAGTAAGTTGTACGGGTTTACACGCCTATGCGGGAATTTCTCAATTGCAATTACAGCGGTGTACTTCCACTTTGCTATTGCGTAGCCGTCTTGCCCGCGGTCGTCGCCAATGCCATGCAATGTGCCGCGCTCTTGCCATGCGTCTATGTTGTTTGTTTGAATAGCGCCCTGCAAACTGGTTTGTAAAAACTCGGTTAGTTGCTGCAATTGGGTAATTGTTTGGCTCATAGTGATTGCACTCCCGCACGTCCAAGGCTAAGGAGCAATCGAACGCTACGGTTAGACTGCGCAAGGATCGCATCTTGTTGGTTAACATCATCTGCTTTGTTGTTGCCTGACGGTTTTTGGTCAACCGATGAAAAGTAACCCATTAGATCTGAGTGCGAACGGGCATACACCGCGCCGCGGTAAACACTCTCTTGGCTTTCGCTAAACTCAGGCACACCATCAATCAGGGTGAAAGAAACATCCGTGTTACCTTTCGCAATATATTTAATAATTTGTTTCTGAACTTCTAACACACTGCGGTTTAGTGAGTCGGCTATTACGGCTTCTTCATAAAACTCAGGTATACGGCGGTGTTTGCGAAACTCTGCCGTGCTTAATGCAGGCCAGCCGCTATCAGCATCTATGTCGATGCTTTCTTGTGCTGTGGCTTCGTATCCAAATGACATACCGTATACCTTTCTCAATTAGGGTTCAGTGCAGTTAGCGTCATAGTGATTATTTAAAAGTCGCCTTTTAAAACACTCGGCTAGTGCACTGGAGGGTTGGGAGCCGTTAGCTATTACTGAGCGTTTAGCTCGGCAATGGCTCGCAATCTCATTGCAATTTTGTTTCTTACTGTTTTAACTTGTACTTTTGGGTGTAACTCGGCGGCTTTGGCTAAGTAGCCATCTGCTTGTTGCAGGCGCTGAACGTCACCGACATGCGATGGCGAAACATCGCCGTTTTTGCTGCGCAGTAACGCAAGGCCCGCAAACTTGTAGTACTTAGCCGTAACTTGCTCAGGTAGTTTCCAATGGTTCGCAACGTTGCTGAACACTTGGCCAAAATAAGGCTCAATGCTGTTGCCTTTTTCAGCTTGGGCGCTTGCCCAGTCAAAAACAGTGTCGGCAATAAAACCAGGCCACTTACGGCGAATGCTGCTTGCCATGGGCTGGTTAAACTCAATGGCTCTGAGGCCAAACTCAATGCCACGGCTGAGATTGCCAACATCGAAAAGCCAAATAGTGCAATACGCGAAAATCGGGTTGTCTTCATTTTGTTTGCCTTCTTTTGTTAAGTAGTCTTCAACAATGGGTAACCACTTTGGCAATAACACATCACGTTTGTGGGTGATTTTGTCGGCGCGGGTTACCAATTTTTTTAACCGTTTTAAGTCGTCTTCTAATTCAATAAGCTGTAAGTGCAGGCTTGGGGCGTATTTCCCTGAGCCCGTAAGGCTTACTTTTTCGAGCTGTTCTTTTGCTCGGTTGCTTTCTTTGAATTGGAGGATTTTGGCGCCACCGTCGGCTTTTTTAGCTCTTCAACCGTTTCCTTCAAATCGCTGTTCGCAGCGTTAATGTCATCTGCTTGGTAGGCTAAATCGCTGGCAGCGTCATTTGCTTGTTCTGCTGCGGTTTTGATTTCACCTGCAGCATTGTTAGCACCGTCTATGCTTTCGTTAAGCTCGTCGGTTGCATATTCAATGTGTGAAACATCAACGCTTTCAATGTTGCCCTTTTCATCAGTTTTGATGTTGGCAACGGCGGTTTTATCTTCGCCTTCGGCTTTATCAAAGCTCATGGTTACATCAACAAAGTGAATGTTTTTTTCAACGCACTCTTGGGCTTTTTCAATCGCGTTTGATTCATCACAACCCAGCAACTGCGCGAGCAATTTAAGGGCTGTGGTTTCAGGCGTAATTGTTGCTTGTGCATCACCTGTTTTAGCTTTTTCAGCTAGGCGGCGCTTTTTAAAATTAGCAATGGCACTCATGGCACTTACCTTTTAATAAATGGAGTTAATGCTAGGCTGTTAGGCCTAGCAATTAATGATTAAGGCGCTGGGTTAGGGCCAATGTTCATGGCGCTTTCGTCAATCGCGGCATAGACTTCAAACTCTTCAAGTGCGTAGCCTTCGTTACGCCAGTACGAGTTTTCAAACTGCTTGCGGTCTTCTTCGTCTTTGGCTTTGCGGTGCGCGGTGCCTTTTTGCGTGTAAATATGTAAGTTGCTTAAGATGGTGATCGCAATGCGTTTGCCCGGGAAGAACGGCGGCGTATAAGCGCGCATACCACCAATGTTTTTATCCATTTGCTGTGCGGCGACTTGCTCACTTGGCTTGTCAGCTTGGTTCATCATTTGCGTTTGCGCTTCTGCAGTAAGGTCAGCACCTACCAGTACAACTAAGCGCGGGTCACTGCGTAATGATGGGTGAATAAGTGTGTTTTTAAGCTCGGTCACAATGGCGTCTAACGTTTTGTAATCGCCAGCACCTTTAGGATCAAAATAGATTGTGTCAGTCACGATTTGACCAGGCGCTTTTTCTTTAACGATTTGATGCCAGCCTTTGTTTACGTCTTCACCATTTGGGTTGGCAACTGGGTCTGTGGTCGCTTCAGCTGATACACCGTTAAAACCAACGCGCAGCATGTCGAGTGCAAAACGTAGCGTAGCGTTTTGGTTAATCAGTTTCATGAACTCGTTTAAGTTACCGGCATTGGCCCATGTAGATAACAACGCCCATGTTGTTGCTGAGCATGAATCGGTTTCAACTAATTCATAGGTATTACCATCCACGCCTTGCTCTGATGTAAAACGACCACCCGCTTTACGCCCTGTTGCAATACCGTAGTTACCTACTTTTACAACTTGGCCTTTAATTTGGTCGACCTGCATGGTGGTGATCATGCGTAAGAACTCGACCGACTCTAAAAGCGCGGCGCGGAGCTTTGTTTCCATTGGGTCTGAAATGGCAAACTTGTGTGATGCGTCTTCCACACCGAATGATTTTGCGACTTGCGTTGAGTATTTTTGTAAAAACCCAGCGGCTGTTTGATTTAAGTACATGCGTTATCTCGCTCTGTTATGCATTAGTAAAAAGTAAACGTGGTTAAGCGTTTGGTTAAACCAGGTTCACGCTTTCGCCGCCTACTGGGCCTGGCTCTTGGCCGCTTTGCTCTTGGCTAAGTTCTTTAAATTTGGTATCTAACCCGTCTACTTTTTTGCCAAAGCCTTCTAGCTTGTCCATTAACTGGCTGAATTGCTCAGCGGTTACGCCTGCGGCTGGTTTATCACCTTCAGGCTCTACGGCTGGCGGCTCTTCAACTGGCGGGGTTTCTTCGGCTTTTGGCTGCTTAGCGAATTTAGTTTCAAGGTCAGTCACCTTGGTTTCAATTCCTTCAACCTTGCCCATTAAGGCGTCAAACTGTTCTTTGTTCATGGGTTCTTCCTCGGTGAGTGGCTCTTGGGGATCAACTGGCTGCTGATCGGTAGAAAATAGGCTTGCCATTTGGGCAAACAAGTTCATAAATTTTGATTGCTTATCACTTGGCGTGGGGTTGTTTGGTTCGCTAAAGGTGGTAATAAAGTCACTGTGTTCTAGCGTTTCAAGGTGGCTATATTCGTGATTAACTTCATTATCACCAATAGAGAATTTTAAGCGGGTTGTGCCTGTGCTTGCTGGCGAGTCGGTAACGGCAAGGCCTTGTAAATAGCAGCGGCCTTGTTGTTGGTAATCTGGGTTTGGTTCGATAGACATAAACAGCTTTTGGCCGTCTTTGTTGGCATCTAACAAATATTGGTTTGCAGTTAACTTTACAAACAGGCGTAATTTACCTTTATGTTTGGCGGCTTTTACTTCGTCTACTGAACCCCAGTTTTTACCCTCAGCTGGGCCCCAAAATGAGCGAAAATGTTCAGGCCAAATAAGTGCGGTATATTCATCAACCGAGTAAAGCTCGGCCATGTCGTTGATCCACTCTTTTGAAATAGCGCGGCCATCAACTGTTGCACCTTCTGTTGCTGCAATTACCCAACCTGTTTGTTTTGCCATTACTTAGCCCAGCGTTACTGAATATTTAAACGCAGCATAGCCATAAAAAAAGGGCTGTTCACCTAGTTAACTTTTTGCAAATTCCTAGATTGAGGTTTTAGGAAACGTGAGGATTTTTAAGCGGTTATAGTCTTATTATAAATGAATACACTGTCGCTAGTTACTAATTTTATGAGCGACTTATACCAAGCAATGGCTTATTCACCCGAAATACGCGAAGCAGCAAAACGGCTTTATTTGCGCCACCACACCCCCGACGAAATACGCGAGGAACTGGGGCTACCAAATAACCGTGTTATTTACTATTGGGCCGATAAATACAATTGGCGCGATATGCTGCGCGAAGAAGACGTAGACGAAGCAATTGCACGGCGTATTTTAATACTCACAGACGTAAGTGATAAAACAGGTAACCAAATAAAAGAGCTCGACATGCTGATAGAAAAGCACGTTAAGCTTAAAAAGCAACGCGCCCAGCAAGAAAGAGCAACACAGGCCGAGCAACCCCACGGTACTAACCAACCAAGCAATAAAACCAGCGGCGGTAACGACAATAAAAAAAGTAAAGGCCGTAAGCGTAAAAACGATGTTAGCCATTTAACTGCTGAAGACTTTGGCACCTGGTACGACTCACTCTTTGACTACCAAAAAACGATGCACGAAAACTTGCATCAGCGCATACGTAATATATTAAAAAGTCGCCAAATTGGTGCTACTTACTATTTTGCGGGTGAAGCGTTTAAAGATGCGGTATTAAGTGGCGACCCACAAATATTTTTATCAGCGAGTCGCGCTCAAGCTGAAGTATTCCGCAGTTATATAATAGCCATTGCGCAAGAGTTTTTTGAAATAGAGCTAACCGGTAACCCCATTACCTTGCACACTGCCCACGGTGATGCAGAATTACGCTTTTTAAGTACTAACAGCAAAACGGCGCAAAGTTACCACGGCCATGTTTATGTAGATGAATACTTTTGGATTGGTAAGTTTAACGAGCTAAATAAACTAGCCAGCGCCATGGCCACCCACAAAAAGTGGCGTAAAACGTATTTTTCGACCCCGTCTACTAAAGCGCACCCTGCTTATACTTTTTGGACGGGGGATCACTGGCGACAAGGCCGCGCCGAGCGCGAAGAAATTGAGTTCCCCAGCTTTGATGAACTGCGCGATAACGGCAGGCTCTGCCCAGACAAACAATGGCGCTATGTAGTTACTATTGAAGATGCCCAACGTGGTGGCTGTGAACTATTCGACATTGAAGAACTACGCGACGAATACAACGCCGATGATTTTAATAACCTGTTTATGTGCATTTTTGTGGACGATGCCGACAGTATATTTAAATTCAGCGACCTTGAAAAATGTATGGTGGATGCCGCCCGTTGGCAGGATCACAAACCCAATGCAGCGCAGCCATTTGGTAACCGGGAGGTATGGCTAGGTTACGACCCATCACGCACCCGCGATAACGCCGCTTTAGCGGTGGTTGCCCCGCCACAAGTAGCGCCAGAAAAATTTAGAGTACTTGAAAAACACTATTGGCGCGGGTTGAACTTTACGCACCACGTGAGTGAAATTCAAAAAATATACGCTAAGTACCGCGTTACCTACATTGGTGTAGATACCACGGGCATTGGCGCGGGGGTGTTTGACTTAATAGACACACTGTACCCGCGTGAAGCCACCGCCATACATTACAGCGTAAATAGCAAAACCCGCTTAGTACTTAAAATGATTGATTTGATTGAAGGTGGCCGACTCGAATGGGATGCATCCCATAAAGATATTGCCATGAGCTGCCTTTCAATACGCCGCACCAGTACCGACTCGGGCGGCGCTATAACTTTTAAAGCCAGCCGTGATAACACCATAGGCCATGCAGATATATTTTTTGCAATTAGCCACGCCGTTATTAACGAACCCCTTAACCATGCACATAAGAGAAAATCACGATGGACCATGCAGAACAACTAACAGACCAGCCAAACGATCAGCAAGACGATCAACAAGGTAAACAAAATGCGCCCGTTGTGTTTGGCTTGCCTGAGCAAGTTATGCCCGACATGTGGCTAACCGATTACGACTCGCTATTTTATAACGATATGGATGGTTACTGGGAGCCACCAGTTGATAGACATTTATTAGCCAACTTAACACGGCGAAATGCACAGCACGGCGGCATAGTGCAAAGCCGTGCCAACATGGCCGCTAGCCGTTTTATTAATGGCGGCATGAGTGCGCAGCAAGTACAAGCGGGGTTTTTAAACTTGGTTCAATTTGGTGATGTGGCATTACTTAAAATACGTAATGGCTTTAGGCAACCGGTGCGATTGTTTCCGCTGCCAAGCTATCGAACCCGCGTTGCTGGTGATGGCGGCGCGGTGGTGCTTGAGCGTAATAGCCAAGTTAAAAAATACAAAAAGCGCGACATTATTTGGGTTCGCCAGTACGACCCAGTGCAGCAAGTTTACGGTTTGGCCGATTACTTGGGCGGTTTGCAGGCTACTTTATTAAATGAAGATGCCACGCTGTTCCGCCGTAAATACTTTTTAAACGGTGCGCACATGGGTTTTATTATGTACGCGACCGACCCGAACTTAGACCCTGATGTTGAAGACGATATAAAAGAGAAAATTCAAGATTCAAAAGGCGTTGGTAACTTCCGCTCACTCTTTGTAAACATTCCTGGTGGTAGCGAAAAAGGTTTACAAATTATCCCCGTGGGTAATTTTGAAAGTAAAGACGAGTTTATGAACGTTAAAAACGTATCGGCGCAAGATATACTTAACGCTCACCGTTTTCCACCGGGCTTGGCGGGTATTATTCCGGCTAATAATGCAGGCCTTGGCGACCCAACTAAATACGATGCCATGTATTTTAAAAACGAGACTAAACCGCTAATTAAATTAATGATGGACGAAGTAGCAAGGGATCCTGAAATTTCCAGTAAATTACAGTTAAATTTTGATTTAGAGCCCAGCGCGTAAACCTAAATGGCTATTTGTTAAACGTTGTTACACTGTATATAATTACAGTGTATTTTTTAACGGTTGGTGAATGTTATGGCGCGGGTTACTTGTCCAAATTGCGAAGCTAAAGCAACGATCACATCGCGTGAAACACAAAGCGCGCATGTGGTTAATTTATATTGCTCGTGTACTAACACTAAAGAGTGCGGCGCTACGTTTCGTATTACCCAATCGTTTGATCACTACTTAAACCCGCCTTGCAAATCTACCGCACAACTTGCCGCAGCACTTATTAAAAACTTACCTCGAGAACAGCAATTAGAATTAATTGGTTTGTAATTCCCCTTTAAATTTCAGGCATAAAAAAAGCCGACATCCCATGTCAGCTTTTTTTAGGATTTGAAGTTTTTAACTACAATAATAGTCACTTTTAAAGTTAGTCCCTTTTGTGGGTTTTGCAAATAATTATTCTTTCTTTGATTTAACAACTGAGTGATAAACCCAGTTGCGGCGTTTAACTGGTTTTTTCATAGATCACCTATATTTTCAAAATCTTCATATTCTGCAGAACCGTCTTTAACTTCTCTCTCCATACACTCAGTGCAAACAAAGCTACCCATTTCATCAATAAAATCTGCTTCATTTAAACAGAGGGCATAATCACATGGTTCATGTTTTTTAATAATTTTATCCATGATAATTGGTTACTCCTTCTCACTTGTTTTTTCTGGTAGTGTTTTGTCATGCACTGCATTACCCAAACAAATAAATAAACGACCTAATGCATTAAGTATTTGCATTATTGGATGCGCTATAATGTTGTGAACCCACCAATTTTTATAGATCATTGGTATCCTCCTGATGCTTATTTTCAAGTTGTTTTAATATTTGCTTTAGCTCTCTATCAAGAGTGATTATTTGGTTAGGGTGCAAATTTTCATCTTCAAAAAACGTTACATTTTTGAACTTGAACGCATTACCATGTAAAACGTTCATTTCTTTTTTAATCGCCGCAAAGAATGCTGTTCCACAATAGATTTTATTTTTGTGTATATCTTCACAGCTTATTAAAACGGGCTTGTAACTGGTAATCTCTGCACCATTTTGTTTTAAGTGCCACTCCAGTTCATCAACGTGCATACATTCAATTTCTTTTTCCAAAGCAGGATCAGTGCTTTTGCAGTTATCAAAGCGTACTGAAACAAACGGTACTTTTGGCTTTTGCCCTGTGTTTTTAATCCAGCCTTGTGTATTCATGGTTTCACCTGTTGGTTTGTTAATGTTAATGGCCCGTACATCGGCGTCAGGTTCTTGCGAATAATGGCGGCAAAACTCTTTAGCTAGTTTTTTCTCATTGTTCACACTGCATATACCTACGCGCGTTTTTTGCTGTTTATATGGTTTAACTTCGGCAAGCGTTTTTTTCTCACTGGGTGCAAAAACAAAACCTGTGCATTTAAAATTCTGGCAACTAATGCATGCCATTGGCATACCGACTTTTGAAATTTGAATCATATTGCTACCCCACGGCGTGTGTTTAAGCTTTTATTTAGCTGCTGATATCTAATGGTCGATATATTGTTTTTTTTACATGCATCGCTTGTTTTAATGCCTTTTGCTATATCCGATTTAACTGCATTTAAAATTTCTAAGCTCTGCTTTTTATGCTGATTTGATGCGCTCAAGTGGTATCTTATTGTTTATTCGCTCACATCAAACTTGTCAGCAATTACGTTGATGCTTAGCGTTTTTCGTAACTCAATAACCAGTGAAATATCGTGATCAGTTAATTTGCTCATATCTTTGCTCCTACGCCATTAAATCCAGTGACCACCAGTCGTTATCGCTGATGGCCGTTGCTTCACCAGCCAGAACAAGTCTAGCCATTTCAAGATCGCCAATTACATCAGCGTGACCCTGTTTAAATTTGGTGCTTGATGGTGCGGTTCGGCCATCAATTTGAGCGTATGAATACGCTAAGTCATAAAGTTCGCGCGCATAAGTAAAGTGCTGATCACTTACGGTTACTTGTATTGTTTTTTGCGCCTTGGTTAGGTCGAGCTTTTCAAAGCTGTATAAGTCGTTGCCCTGCATGTGATACACACGATCGCCCAGTACCACTGTTCCGCCTTGGTTAAGGGTTTGTGTTTGCTGGGTGTTGAGGAAGTTAAACGCGTGGTTACACTTTATAGCTGTTTGCTCGCCTGCTACTTTGTGCTGTTTTTGTGCCTCAGTGTGCGCTATTGACTCAATAGACTGGCGGCGTTGCTCTTTAAGCTGCGCTTGGGCATCCAGTACTAGCAATTTACCGTCTTGTATTAGGTAAATTTGGCCGTTTCGCCTGATCCTTTTTCCTGCGATTAGATCCTTTTTAACGTTAATGATCTCGTTTTTTGAAAACCCGATCATATCTAGCAATAATTCGTCTCTATGCCCCACGCTGCAAGGCGTACAATTATTCCCACTAGTCCAAGATAGGTCAGCTGCGCTGACGGTGTTGGCATCCTGCCCATCAATTACAGCGGTGTCGCTATTTGCTGCGGTGCCTATGGTTTGCTTAGACCAAGTATGTAAACGCGTAACCAACGTACATAGGCCCGTTGTATCTTCAACGCCTTTTAAGCGTTTGGTAAATTCGGCGTACTCGTTGCCGTATTCAGTATGTTGGTATGCAGGTTTAAAACGGGCATCGCGGCCAATACCAAAGCCACCCATTAAAGTAACAAAGGTTTTAAAGTCGCCCTTGTCTGCTGCTTGGCGAACTTGTTCTAGCTGCTCGTTGCCTTGCACTTCTTCTCGCACTCGGCGCAACTCGCGCCAAATGGTAATAGAGGGTGATTTTTGAAACTGGAATTGCCTAATACCCCACGTACTGGCCCATGCTTTAACTGGGTTAACTGCTTGGGTGAGCTTTTCGCCTGTTTCTGCGTCGTACTCGTTTGCCAGTGCAAAACCGTCAATATTCTTACTTACGTATTTAGCAACATAGGCCGCTGCCCCGCCTGACTTTTTGCCGTCTTTACCTACTTTTGCAGGTAGCATTTTAATAGCGGTATAGCGTGGGCTACTTGGGTTATAGTTTTTAATTGGCTCGCGGGTGTAAATACCTTTTGATTTATTTAAGCCCCAAATACGGCGCGACTTTGTGTATTGCGCACGGTATTTTTTACGGTTTTTAAAACGCTCAAAGAACACCTCACGATCATCGCGGGTAAAGTAGCGGCGTAGTAAGTGGTTAACTTTGTCGTAATAACGGGTTGGCATCCATAAAAGCATGTGCCAGTGGGTGCAACCGTCGGCATGTGGCTCGGCTACACGAATACCAAAATACGGTATTTCAAGGCGGTCTAACTTGGCACGGGCTTGTGAATATAATTTGTTTAAATATTGGCTTGCCTCTTTTGGTGTTGAACCGTCCCACGTTGGCGAATTTGCATGAAATCGACTTGGCGCAGTAATGTTATAAAAGCCGCCTGTGTAACCCATTTCGTCTGCGAGTTCTTCAGTTTCGCGTATGCGTAGCATAAGTTCGTTACGCATGTTTTCTGGGTTGGCAATACCTGCTTCAACCGCTTTCATTAGCGAGATCACATCGTTTTTTTCATTAACGAGTTCAAGGCTTTCAAGATAGCGCTGGCCGCGTTCGCGGTTGGTGGTGTATTCAGCAAGGGCTTGTTTTGAGCAATAGGCGTTAATGCCACGGCGTTTATTTTTAGTGCCGTGTTTTTTATCGTGGGTGGCGAATAGGTCTTTGCCTACTTCGCCGGTGGCTATTTCTAAATGCTCAAGGTAACGGCTGCGAATAGTTTTAAGCTTACGCGCCCACCATTTATGATCTTGTGCTTTTAATAGCGCTACTTCGGCATCGGGTATTGTTAGGTATTCGGCCTTTTCTGCAAACTGGAGTTGTACGCCAAATTGCTCAGCAAACTCGCTTACTTTGTCGTAAAAGTCGGTGGCATCCCATGTTGTTTGTTCAAGCGCAAGATCACCTAATATCTCGGTTACTTGGCGAGACAATACACTGGCGTGTTTTTTGGTTTTGTCTGCATTGGCGAGTATGTGCCAAGGCAATGGCATATTATTTACAATTCGCTCGAGTATTTTTAGGCGCGGTTTTAATGTGTTTACTGTGCGACGCAACCAGTCGTTTGCGCCAAATTGGCTGCGTAAACTGGTGGTGTCGTATCTATCAATAAAGCGTTTAGCTACACGCATCTGCAATGGTTTAGGCACATTGCACAAGCACTTATAAACAAAGGCCACTTGCTCGGCGTCATCGATGGCAGTAATTACAGACATAGCCGCTTTAGAAACCTGACCATTTACCAGCTTTTGTAAAAGAGCGGTGTGATCGGCCTGCGGCTCGTCCTTCTTTTGCGCTAATACCTCACGGTGCTTAGCGGTAAACTCTAAACCTTGGGCGCATTGGCGAACAAAGCTCGCTTGTATGCTAGGTGCGCGCTTACAGTCGATAATGTCTTTTACTATGTAATTATGATGGTTGTTGTCATGCACTTTTTTAAGTGCCGATTTAGCCGATTTACTTAGTTTTAGGTCGGTAACATCTATGCGGTGCTCAATACTTTTAAGCGCATCATAAAACCAAATGTGGGCTTGCTCACTTGGGTTTATGGGCTCGTTTTTATACCAGGCATCATCAGCGGGTGTGATTTTAGCAAGGTACTGTTTAACCATTTTATATTGGGTATACGCAGTAAAACGGCTAAGGCCGCTTATTAAAAATGCTCTGTGCTCTGAGTCGTCAACGGCTTTAACCATGGTTAAAGCCGCTGTGCATACGTCAAAGTGTGTTATGGGCCATAAGCTCATTTATGCAAGCGCCTTATAAATGGCCGATACATATTGAGCTTGATGAATAGCATCATCTAGTGCGTTGTGTGCCGTGCCTGTAAATGGCATATCACGCTTAGGATCAAACCCTTTAAGTGTGCGGCCTAACTCAACAACAGTTCTAACATCGCGGTCATTCCAAAAACGCCATGGCTTTTCGTAACCTACCGCTTTAAATGCATTGCTTAAAATTACGTTATCAAAGCTTGAGCCATTCCCCCAAACAACACGATTATTAATGCGCTCTATTTGCCCTATCCAAGCGCTAAAATCATCAATGGCATATTGTAAATTCATCGTGTCATTACTAGTAATTTCAGCACGCGCTTCATCACTTTGCTTTAACCACCAAAGTACAGTGCTTGGGTCAATTTCGCCATGTTTTGCAGCGCTTTCTAAGCCAACTTTTTGATAAAAGCTCGCGCCAATTTCACCAGTAGTCGGCTCAAAAAATACCGCGCCAATGGCAACAATGGCAGCGTTGTTACCCTGCCCCATAGTTTCTAAATCAAGCATTACATGATTCATGCTGCACCGCCGTCTAAGTCAATTTCAATAATGTCAAAGTCACAGCCGCGTTGTACTGCGTCGAGTGTTTCACTCATGCGGTCGTAAACTGGTGCGTATACGTCGTGCACATCAACAATCATTTTCACAATTGGCAATAAATCAGTAAGGCAATTTTCACACTCTATAAGCATGCCCGTTGTTGAGCGTTTGGCTAAATTGCGAATAGTAAAATTGGCCTGTTCAATAACGTGCTCAATGATATTTCTTACTAAATTCTGTTTTTTGAATAGATCTTGGTCTTTGATAGGGTTCATTTTTAGTATTCCTTTGGGGTTAAAACGGGATGTCGTTTAAAAATTCGGTTAGGTCTTCGCTTGGGTTTTCGCTTAGCTCTTCACCCATTTGATAGTAAGTATCTAAAAAACTTTGTGGTCTGGTCTCAAGATGGATTACAAATTCTGCACCTAAGTAAAGCCACCAACCACTTGGTATTGTCCGACATGATGCGTCAAGTCGTTTTGCAATTTCCGGCGCATACTCTCTTAAAGTATCTATAGCCATAGCAGCTTTGCCAAAATCACACTTTTCTATATCGCGGTTCTTACTGTGTGCGTTGTGATATTTAAGCGCTGCTTTTGCTTTTGGGTGTAGTTTCATTTTCAGCAGTTCCCAGCGTTAAATTACGAAAAGTTCAGGGGCGTTTTCATAGCCTTTGCAAAATACAAAATGGGCGTATTCTGTAGAATCGGTTTTACTTGGTTTTTCTGGGTCAAAGCCCGGGCGTTTACTGTGAACATAAACGGCGGCAAGCGGTAAGCTTTGCCACATTGGTTTGCGCTTTTGGCTACCTAACCAATTAAGGCGTTGTAGCATAATGACTAAACCGCCATCAAAAACCATTTCGAGTGCATGTTCGGTGAACTCTTGTGCTTTGTTGAAAGGTGGGTTTGTGATGATCATGTCATAAGGTGCAAAAGGTTTAACGGCAAGGAAGTCGATACATTTATCTTTTGCGCGTGAGTCTTCGCGAATATCCCAGCTATTAACATTAAAGCCGTGTTTTTCTAAAACAGTTGGGTAGCTCATTGGGTATTTTTCACAACCGCCAGCGCTTGGGTCTAACACTCTTGGGTTTTCATCTGGTGAACATACCAAAATATTATTTTCAGCAAATGCTGCTAAAAAATCTTCAATCAGCCAATGCGGTGTTACGTAGTAATCATCTGCATTGCGCTGGGTTCCACGATTAGTTGAGCTCATGATTAATCCTTAGTGTGAACTAACGGTAAGGTGTGAATAGTCAGTGTTGGCATTTTCACGCGGGGCGTTTTGCACAAACTTAGCCGGTGCCATGGCGTTGGCATCTGTGAATGCTTTAACCAGTTCTTGTAACTGCAAAATGGCTTTGTGAATTTTTAAGCGGGTTTCAGCGCTAAAATTGGCAAAGCCTTTTTCAAGGTCATGGCGTTTTAGGCCTGCGGTAAAACACACGATAGTGCGCTCTTGCTCGCTTAATACTTGAGTGTAAACATACTCTGGCGTGTGTCGTTCACTGCCCATTAGCGCTTTTATTTCAGCAAGCCCTTTTGGTATGTGGCGACCTTCAACCGCTTTTAGTGGTGCTGGTTTAACAAGTGCTTGTGCCATGGTTATATCTCCTGCTCAGGTGTGCATTGTTCTTTTAACCAAAGAACGGCTTTTTGAATAACTTGCTTAGGTGCTTCACAACCGTAAACGGGTAATTTAACTGGCCCCGCTTGGGCTTGTAGGCATGTGGTTAAATCTGAATTTACAAACGAAACACTCGTGATGATTTCACACTCAAGTAAATACAATGCTCTATGTGCTGCATTTGTAAGCTGAACGTACTCAGCCATATCGAATGGTTTATATTTTTTCATTGTGATCACCTAGTTATTTACTTGTTGTTGGCCGTAGAACTCGTGGAACTTCTCAGCGCCAAGGCGCATCCACTCTTCTATATCTTCCTCAACCCATACCACACGGCCGCTTGATGCCTTGTGCGATTTAGGAAATTCGCCACGCTCCATTAAGCGATAAATAGACGAGCGGTGAATACCACACTTTTCAGCCACATCGGCTGGGCGTAAGTAGCGGTCGTTAATGGTGATAACTTCGCCACGTACATTGCGGCGGTAGTGATCGGCTGCGTTTAATTGGCTCATGCTGTATCTTCCTTACCCTATTTCTATAAAATCCCTCTTTGTTCTGGTAAGTTGTAAGTGCGAAAAACCACCAACCAAAACAAAGAGGAAAAACCTATGGATATAAAAATCCCTGAAACCAATAAAAAACAATTTAATGAGCTCGCTGAAAAAATTCTAAAATCCCTTGCTGATACATTTCCTGTAGGAATTCATCCAACAGCGAAAACTTTAAATACTAATAATCAAGTTCTTGAAGGTGTATTAGCGTATTTAATCCATGCCGATTATTTATTTTCACCAAAAGAAAATATGTACTATTTATCAGAAAAATCGGTTCTCAAAATAAATCGTTCTGGAGCTCTTGTTCCTATGGACCCAATTATTAAGTAACTGTATTAACTGCTGTAATACACTCGCGACAAAGGGCAACGAACTGGGCATTGCTATGGCCGTTTACCTCTTTGTCGCGCTTTGTTTCTAAACGTCTTAAAAAACTAACAAGCAAAACCAAGTCATCGTCTGAATCGCTAATAAACGCATCAATTTTTGCATCTAAAAGTTTTTGCTTTTGCTTCGCCAACTCTCGTTTTTCATCATGCGTTAATTCACTCATGCCGCGTTCTCCTTGTTTCTTTTTTGGTGATCGGCGAGTAAATCGTTTACCGATACTTCACCGTTGGTTAGTTCTGAAATACGGGGGATGTATTTCGCTGGGGCTTGGCCGTGACGGCTAACCCAGTGATGTACAACTGATTGCTTAGTACCTAGTACTGTGGCGAGCTTGGTTTGCCCACCAATTATTTTTACTGCTTTATCTATGGCTGACATTTTAATCTCCAATAGCTGCTAACCACTTTTTTCTATAATACGATCTCTTTTATTGGTTTGTAAACCACTATTTGTTGTATTTGTAAAAATAAAACCAACAAAAGAGATTTGACCAAAACCACTTAAAGTTGTGATAATATCTAGCAAGCACACTTAAAGTGTTAATAATTAAAACTTTTGGAGATAATATGGATATTGCAGATCGCGTTAAAAAGTTAAGGAAAGCACTAGATTTAACTCAATATCAATTAGCTGAATTAGTAGGCGTTGCACAAAATTCAATTCAGAAACTAGAAAAAGGCGACACCAAAAACCCGCGCAACATTGAGGCGTTAGCACGCGCCCTTCAATGCACACCCGAATACTTACGATTTGGCATTAGTGACAATATAAACAGTAACGTTGCACCGGGCCCAACACTTAAAGCGGCCGTGCCATTAATCAGTTGGGTGCAAGCAGGCGCATGGTCAGACATTAACGAAATACGTGAATTTGATGCCGAACGGTATTTATGCCCAGTAAAATGCAGTGATCAAACATTTGCGCTGAAGGTGCAAGGTGTGAGTATGGAACCTAAGTTTTATGATGGTGATTTGATTTTTGTAGACCCTGAAGCTGACTGCATCCACGGTTCGTACGTAGTGGCACGGTTAGACGACGACAACCAAGCCACATTTAAACAACTCATTATCGAAAGCGGCCACAAATTTTTAAAAGCCGCCAACCCCAACTGGCCTGAGCAACTAATCCCAATAAACGGTAATTGCACATTGGTGGGTAAAGTGGTGTTTGCTGGCAAGTCGTTTTAAATTTACTTAATACGGGACTTTAACGCACTGTGGTGGTTTTATGCGGTCTTATGGTGTCTTATATGTTCTTATGCTGTCTATACCGTTCTATTTTGTTGTAAGCCCTATAGCCAACTGTTATACTTTGTTCATTAATTGACGCTCTCGTCACTTTACAGAACAAACAATAACGGAACTTAAAATGTCAAACAACAATGATAATTCGCCAGCAACTCGCGGCCAATTTGTTACCTTTGAATTTATTGCAAGTATTGTATTTATGGTTACTGTTGGTATTTCGGCGTGGACGTGGAATAACCGCGTAGATAATGTTGATAACCGCTTTACGCAGTTAGATCAACGTTTTGAAAAGCTTGATACTAAGCTCGATAAGCTAATTTTGTCTGTTAATACTATTCAAAATACAGTGGCAACAAAAGACGATTTATTAAAGCTTTCTAACCGTGTTACTCAAAACGAAAAAGACGTTGCACGTATGGATTTTCGTGTAAATCATATCGAAAAGAAAACGCCCTGATATTTATGGGGTAAGAAAAAGGCCGCTAATTTAGCGGCCTTTTTTTTAATTAATTATTACTGAACGTGATAGCTTAGTTAATCTTTCTAGACTATCCCCATTTATTAACAACTCTAAAAATTCCATTTGGTCACATTGATAGCGCTGCTTATGGATGTATTTTTTATCTATGAGTTCAAACAAGTCAAACACTACACTGCCTAGATACATTTCGCTTTTATCTCTGTCCCAGCCCATCTGATCACCAAACTGCACTTGGAGTGTAATATTATTATTTTTAGCAGGGAAATTATCACCCATTTTGAATTTTAAAATTGGCCCTTGCGTCCAAACCATTGAACCTACTTTATCTTTGATTCGCTGTTCATATTTTATGTCAAGCGCATCTCTGAACGTGTAAGGCACATTAAAATACCAGTTATCGTTGTTTAACGTTCCTTGGCTTAATGCTGAGTTGTAATAAACACTGGGGTAAGCGGCTAACTCCCTTTTTATTTTAGTTTTATCATCACTAGGCCACATTTTTTTTAAATGCTTTAGTGTTGCGCTTTCTAAAAATTTAAATTCTATGCTCTGTTTGCCTAATAACTCTTTGCACCATGTAAATAAACGATCAGCGGCTGTATTTAAGTAGCTATAAGATATGGCTGATTTCTTTTTCTTATGACGAACTACCCAATTTTTAGTTCGCTTTATTGTGACTTCTTTAAAATCACCTGTTAGTTCATCAATTTCTAGCTCTGTTCTGTATTCCTCGTACCGCACTTCAAGTTCTGGCAGTTTTTTAGGATTACCGTTTTTAAACCGCGCATAGATTGAAAGGTCTTTTGTATTTTCGTTCAATTCAATCAACCATTGTTCAACAGGGAAATGTGGTGCTATCGCATTTTTTATGTCTACGAGTGTTTGCTGTGGTTCTACCTTTGGTGGCTGGTTAACCTCTGACGATCTATCTTTTGTCAGCTCGCCATTTTCAGCCATGACTTGTATTCGTTCCATGAGAAATGTTTTTAAAGCGTTGGTGGTATAACACTTGGCTCTTACTTTGTTGCCTTTAATGCTTATAGGCCCTAAAACACGAGACTGGCCGCTCATGCTACCACCGTTGTAGATTACGTTTATTTTTTGTTTGGTATCAATTGCGTTTTGAATTTGTTGTTCTGCGTCCATGATCTTCCCTTTTCATTTAAAGAGATAGATTAAGTTAGCGTTCAGTTTTTAACAAGCTGGGGATTTATACAGGCATTATATTGCAGACATTAAAAAAGCCCGCTAGTTAGCGGGCTTTTTCTATTTAAACAAAAAATTTCGGTGGGCTAGTTTTTCAATCCCGTCTTCAAACTGCTCTATCGATTCACCAGGCGATAGCTTGTTTATTACAGCTTTGAATATTGAGTGCAGTAGCATAATTAGTAAACAAAAGAATGACGTAATTGGCGCTCTTTTTAATATTACAGTAAAGCCCATATACATAATTTTTTTACATTGTTTATACTGCTCTTTTTTCATAACGTCTTGAGCGTCAAAATTACTAGGCTCATCGTTCTCTTTATTTTGCTTTGAACCAAATAGCATATAGTAGGTTACTATTGGCATTACATATTGATAAAGACACACTGTAAAGAATGCATAAGCAGCCTCTTTATGTTCGTCTGGCGCGTCAGTTGCTAAAAAGCTTTCTAGCTCGTCTGCCATTTTTTCTCTGGCGTTGAGCGCATCCTTTCTTCTCCATAAGTTATACATTAACAACAATACAAAAATAACAGGGACTAAAAGTAGTTCGTTCATTATTTGCTGCCTCCATTTGTTGATTGGGTTTGCTCTTTACCTTTACGACTTTGGAATTGCTTGTTTATTTCATGGGCTCTGATTTTCATTTCTCTTAGATGTTTTCGGTCTTCATATTGAAGTTTTTCCCTTGCTGAAAGAGCATCAATCTTCTTTATATAAATTCTATAGCAATAAAACATAAACATGCCAATTAATGCGGCATACCAAGGATATTCTTGCACTTTATCCAGTAGCACACTTAAAAAACCGAGTTCATTTTCTCCTGCGCTATTATTGGCAATTGTTTGTGCTGGCATTTGTAAATCCATTTTTATGCTTATTATTTTACATCCGTCAACAACGGTAAAAGCAGTTTAATATATAAAAAATATATACTAAATATATGCTATTTAACTTCCCATATCAATCTCATGCGGTTTATTTTGTATTCATTTGTCGTGTGTTGTCGCGTTATGTCATGTGTTGTTAACGGTTATTACATGCTAATAGCACTTAACAACTGCTGAATTTGTTACATCTAAATAGTTCTTTTTATGAAGTTTTCCCACGTGTTGATGCTGCCTTTTTTCTCTTTCATATAGTCGTATCTATCGTAATGCACACTTGATACATCAAATTTGTTGTGCTGCTGGAGTATGTCGCGGTTTATTTTGTCTATTCCCGCTTTACCCATGAGTGTTTTACAGGTGCGGCGCAGGTCGCGTGGATTAAATGGCGGCACATCATTCTTTTCACACCATCGCAATATTGCCATTCTTATAGTTGATACGTGAGCGGTGGCTGTTGGGTTGTCACGATGCGGGAACATTTGCCCAGCTTTGCCTGCTTGTTGCATTAGCTCTTGTATGATTGGTATTACAGTTTCACATAGTGGCACTATGTGATCGCCCCGCTGTTTTACTTTGATACGATTTGCGGGAATGGTAAAAGTCTTATTCTCTAAATCAAAGTCACTTACGTAAGAGCCGTAAACCTCGTTTACCCGTTGGCCACCGAGTAACAATGCCAGCTTTATATATTGTTGGGTGTAATAAGGTAGGTCGTCGGCATTCCATACTTTTTTAAGCTCGGCTTCACTTAACCAGCGTTCGCCTTTGTTTTTTGGTGTTTCAAAATTAATGTCTCTAATGAAATTGGTTTTAATGTCGTAAAGGTTAGGTTTTTTGTATTGCTCTGGTGAGTTATCAAAATCTATGGCGTATTTTAAGATGCTCATTAATGTACTACGAACCAGGCGAGCTTGCTCTTTCGCTCCACGGTTGTATACGCGGTAAATAATGTCGCGGGCCATATCAATAGTAAACTCATCGGGCATTAAGTCTGTTGCTATAAATGGGGTAATGTTTCGTTTAATTAGCTTTTCTGTTCGTCCAATTGTTGACTCTGCCCAACGAGTACTTATGAATACATTAAAATCATCAAGCATTTCTAACATGGTGCGTTTTGCTGAGGATGCAAACTCTGCCTTTTGGGTTTTTAATTGGTGTTCTTGGGGATCAATATTGTTGCTTAGCAATACTGATATTTCAGCATGTTTACTACGCGCTGTTTTAAGATCGACTACGGGGTAATTGCCAAGGCCAATTACTTTGCGCTTACCGTTTATGTGGTACTGAACCCGAAACGTTTTAGCACCAGATTCGCTGACACGTATTTGTAGACGCCCTTCCCCATAATTACCTGACTCGGTTAATACATAACGTTTGTCTTTGGCCTTAAGTGCCTTAATTGATTTGTCTGTAAAGTTCAT